GCCCGACCTCGAAGTCGTGCGCAGCCTTGATGTTCTCGGGGCTGATGAGGGCGTCTTTGGGGACTTCCTCCATCTTCGTCCGAAGGTCGCCGAGCATCGGGATCAGGACCTTGGCCAGCTTCCCGCCGAAGAGTTCGACGGCCAGCCCGTTCTTCAGCATCGGATCTTCGACGCGCCCGACCGCTTCCGCGATCTGGAGAAAGGCTTCTTCTGGCCCCTCTGCCATCAGGGCCTTAACGCTGAGGCCGAGCATCTGCACCGCTGATGTGGCGTTCGCGTCGCCGTTGGCGAGCTTGGCGCTCAACTGTTCCACGCCGCGCGCCATTTGCTCCGAGTCGACGCCGAATGCTTTCCCGACGTAGGCGAGTTGCTGAATCGCCTCGGTTGTGATGCCGGTGGCGAGCGACAGCTCTTCGATCCGCGCGGTCGACGCGATCACCTCTTTGGCGAAATTGAACGCTTCGTGCAGCGCCTCGAGGATGACGGCGCGCTCCACCAGGTGTTCCATCATCCCCACGAACTGACTCGTCGCGGTGCTCGCGCTCGTGGCGGCCGTTTCGATCGTCTTGACTGACTGCGCGGCCGTGGCCATGTCCGCTTGGAGTGCGGAAATGTTCGCGGCAATTCTCACCACGAGGTGGTCGTCGGCGTTCGCGCCCGCCATTTACCGGGTCCCCCCTAATCCGTACTCCGAGAGCGCCGCTTGCACCGCCGCCTGAATCCGGCCGAGGTGCGCGGGCTCTTCGAGTTTCGCCGACGCCCAGAAGAAGGGCCGCGCGTGCATGTGCTTCGTCCCGGATTCCAGCCAGCGATCGAGCATCGGCGTGTGCAGATTCCCGGCGTCGACGATCCAGCCCCAGCCCGTCCGATCGGATTTCACGACGATCCCGGCGACGGTCGCGCCCGTCGAGGTGCCGCTCAACTGGCGCAGCAGCCGCGCCTTCGCCTCCGCGCACACGTGATCGGCGGACACTTTCGCCGCGGTTTTCACGAAGCCCTTGATGACCTGCTTCAGGCTCTCGCCTTCCAAGGCCTCGCGCATCCGCGTCGCGTCGATCTCAATCGTGAACGTGTTCTGTGCCATGGATCTCTTCGGCGGCGATCTCGTGTTCGATTTCCATTGCGAGGGTTCTCAAGGGCGACGACTGCCAGCCGGTCGGGTGGGCCGCGTTCGCCGCGACGGCCGCCGCAAACGCGCGGTACTCGATCACCTGTTCCAGGAACCCGGCTGGCAGCCGCTGCTGTTCGGCGACGAGGACGGACGGCAGCGCGCCGCCGAATTCCTCCGAGAGCCGGCCGAGGTAGTGCTCAAGCGGTTGCGGCCCCGTCCCGATCAGCGATCGGTAGAGGACGGTCAGGCGCTTTTTTTTTCGGCCTCCGCGTCCGCCGCGGTCGTGTGGAAGAGCCCCGGCTTCGTCCGTCGCAAGATCTCGGTCGCGAGAAACTCGAGCGCCTCGTCGTCCAGATCCTCGACCGCGTCGGTCCTCGACCGATCGACGGCTTCGCTCGGCGTCAGGGGCGCGATGGCCTGCGGATAGCTCCAGCTGATCAGCCCCGCCCGGACGATCGTCGTCCGGTCGTACCCGCCCAACGGATCCGCGAGGACCTGCTGCGCGTCGGCCGGCGTCGCGAGCCCGTTCAGGATCCGCTGAAACGCGCCCGACCACCCGCGCACCGATCGCCCGCCGACCATACTGCGCATGTGCTCGGCCTGCGCGCGCTCGAGCTCGCGCCCGGTCAGCTTCCGAATCGTGACCGTGTGCGGATCGTCGAACGGGATCGGGATCGTGACGGACGTCTGCGAGGCAAAGATCGACATCGCCTTTACGTCCAGACCCCGGCGCCGGTCGGTTGCAGCGTCGACTCAAACCCCGACAGCTTCCCGTTGTTGGCCTGGGCCTTGTACTTGTTGAGCCAGCACGACACGGTGAAGGTTTTCGAATCGCCGAACACGATCACGAGCACGCGGGCCGTGGAGGTCGGGAGCGCATCGGCGTCCCCGGGTCGCATGACGACGTGCGGCCCCGTCGTCGCGGTCGTGTCGAAGAACCCTTTGACCGCAATCGGCGGCACCTTCCGCATCCCCGTCGGGAGGAATTCGCGCCACAAGTCGCCGAACGCTTCGGAGCTTTGCAGCTCGACTTCAATCTCGGCGCCGCCGAGCTCCATGATGAAATTGCTGATGGTGCGCGGCGTCGCCCCGCTGTCTGTGAGCGAGACCGAAACGCTCGTAGAGCCCTGAATCCCGACGGCCATAGCCTTCTCCCTACGCCACTTTGGCGCCCTTTGAACAGTTACACCGCGCGTGCGCGAGTTGCACGTTGCTGTACGAGTGCGCCCCGCCCTTCGACAATGGAATCACGTGATCAATGTGCCACGTCTCGTTGATGTCGACCGCCGCGCGGCAGATACCACAGACACCGCCGTCTCTCTCAAAGACAACACTGGGGTCCACGCGCTCGACTGACGCGCCACGACGACGGGCGTATCGCATCCGACAGTGGATTTTCGACCGGGCCTTTCCGGATGCCGTTTGCCGAGCGCGCCGTGAATACTGACGTTTTTTCTCTGGGTTAGCATCCGACCACCGCTTCGCCACTGCCGCCGACTGTTCCTTGTGCTCCTTCGCCCAGCGCTTTACCTGCTGGCGCTTTTTCTCGGCGTTGACAGCGAGCCAGCGGCGATCGTGCTCGCGGTGTGCTGCCCGCTGTTCAGGCGTCAGTGGCCGACGCGACGGATCTCGATACCGCTGCCGCGCGCGCGCGTTTGCCTGCTCACGATGCGAGAACTTGTAGGCACGATCGTGCTCCCGATGCGCCTGATGATGTGCACGTCTCATGTCTTGCTGGCAGAGTTTGCATTTCGGCTGAAGGCCGCCAGGACGATCGCGCCTGAGATTGAACGCGCTTCGCGGCTTCTCGGAATCGCAGCGGCGGCAATGCTTTGTCGTAGACTTCGGATCAGCCATGCGTGCGCGGCTCCTATCCGCGTGCGGGTGGTGAGGGGCCGATGGTCGCTGAACACGTCCACCGGCTCCGCTTAGTGTACTCCTGAAGAGCAGCACCTTCATCGTCAGGTCCGCTTAAAACCGACGAACGGAGTGATCGAGCCGCTACCAGTTACGTCTCCGTTAAAACAGAGGTAGCGATCAATAGTTCCAGCCACGGTTAATCGCTCGGCTGCAGGCGCCGCGGTTTGATTCGTGAATGAAATCAGGTCGGCGTACGTGACATCGTCGGGCGAGCTGCGTATCTTGCCAACGAAGCCCGAAAATCCGTTCATCGCGCTGATAAATTGATAGCCGACGCCGCCGAGCACGGTACTGGAGCGCACGAAGGATCCGCCCGTGCCCGCGCCGGTCGAGGCCGTGGTGTTGACGGCCACGCTGAACGTCGTGGTCGAGATCACCGTCACCGCGAGATCGCTATTGATGCTCGGCCCCGCCAACGTGTTGCCCGACGGCAGGATCTTTTGCCCCGTCGTCAAGTTGTGCGGCACGGTCGTCGTTACCACACACGGGTTCGCCTTGGTCGCCGACGTGATCGGAATCACCGTCTGGGTCGGGTCGAGCGTGTAGTCGACGCTCGCGCCGTCCGTCTTCGTGTTCCAGTCGACCGTTTTCGGCGTCGCGTTCTGGACGATGACGCCTTCGTCGAGCGCGCCCGTCACCTGATAGGCGACGTTGGCTTTCGTCAGCTTGGCGCTCGCGCTCAGCACGGTGTATTTGGCGGTCAACGCGCCCTGACAGGCCGCGAAGATCGCGCCGATCGTGTTGCCGGCCTCCGCCCACGCCACGATCCGGGTGGTCGACGGCGCCGCGCTCATCGCCGCATGGATGCCGGCCGCGGTGGTGTCGAAGAACGCGCCGTCCTGGGTGATGGTCGCTTTCCGCATCCCCGTGGGGAGGGTCGCGCGCCACAGGTCGCCGAGCCCCTCAGACGGTTCGAGCTCGACCTCGACCTCGTGGGAGAAGCCTTGCACCTTCGCCGACAGGAGTGAATAGCCGTCGACGAGCAGGACCGCAAAGGACGCGGAGGAGACCGGGCTCATGCGGGGACCTCGTCAGCCGGCCGGCCGAGATCCGTCCACGCCGCCTCGCGCAGCGCGGCGGTCACCGGCTCGATATGCCCGCTCGCGAGCAGCGGCGCGAGGCTCTCGACCGGGACGCGCGCGCAGGTCTCCCCCGCTTCAGCCAGCGTCACGTTGTCGCGCGTGGAGAGGCGCCGGACCGCGCGATAGTCGGCGCCGTGCAGGTCAGTCATCCCAGACCTCGTCTTCCCAGAGGAACGCGCACACGTGACAGATCGGCCGGCGCACCCCAAAGCCGCCGCGCG